ACCAACACCTGCTGTTTCAATTGCTTCCCAGAAACCTTTAGAGCCATGTTTAGCTTCAAAATCTCTAGGTGCCATACCTGTTAAATCTTTAAATTGTTGATCAAAATCAACCAACACCCCATCCATATCTAGGTAAATTTTGTAGTCCATAACCTCATTTTTATTTTCAAATACCGGTAAAGATAATGCCCCTCTTCTGCTTCTCCAAAGGTTTAGCACAAGTTCTTTATCTTCTTTTTTTTCAAGACCTGGGGCTATATCTAAATAATTACTAATCACATCCTTAAATGGTTTTTTAGTTTTCTTAGCTTTTAAATATAAACCTTGGAGCATAGCATCTATCTCCTTCTCTAACATATAATAGTTTTTCTGAGGGAGTATTTTTGCTTTATTAATTAAATCACGAATATCAATATCGTCTTCCATTTGTTTAGAAGAACGTGTATTGTCTCCGGCTTGTGTTTGATGCTCAATTTCGTGTCGTATAACATCGGAAACATCAGCTGAGATTTTAGACCACGCTTGTGGTAATACTTTAGGATTTACTTTGAATAGTGTAGCTATGAATGTCATTTTACCTTCATCTTCGCCTGAATTGGAGGTTCCATCTACTTCATATCCGTCTACTTTTTTATCAAATTCAATCATACCAACATAATTGAATTCAATTTCTCTACCTTTACCATCTACATCATCAACATCAATATCAATGAATGATTTTTTAGGCATCGGTTTCTTTTTAGAATCCTCAACCCATTTATTGATTGTAGCTTTAGTTAGTTTAGTAGTTAAAGCATCATAAGCTCCTTCAGTCATTAACTCGCGAGCGAATTGATTTAAACCAAACGGATCCTTACCTAAGTTTTTATCAAATCCTTCATCTAGTGGAGTATTATCGTGATCACATTTATGACATATAAATAAATCATCTCCACCATCTACTATTTTCCAACTCCAACCACAATTATCGCATTCGATTTTATCGCCTACGATTGCTTCATTTAAACTATCAGTCCAATTTCTAAACGTCATTGTACCTTTTAGGTTTGCTTCAGCTTCAATATCGTTTAGGTAATCATCTTCCTGAGTATTTGTAGTTGCAATACCTTCTAATCTACCCTCTAAATTTTGGATATGGTGGATCATTTCATGCGCATAACTACGCGCTATATCCTTGGGATGACGCCCTTCAGTATATAGGACAATAACCTTGTTGATTGGATCATAGTACGCCGTCTTTCCGAAGAAATCCCGAGCGTTTTCTGTATCACCATCTACAAATTCAAGTCCGGGTAGTGGTTCAATATTATATCCTTTATCGATCATATGTTGGGTTAACTGATCGATTTTACCTTGAATATCTATATCTTTAGAATATGAAGCGTTTTCGTTTACTTCACCATAGCCTGAACCATAAGGAGCAGCTTTTCCATCATTTGGGTCTTCTGTTTCTTTGACGGCTGGTCTTAAGATATTAAATATTTCTTCTTTTTCCTCTACTTGAGATGGTAAGAATTTAAAAAATGCTTCTTTATCTCCTGATAGTAATGCTTTACGAGCATTAGTACCGCTCATACCAGCATTAGAAGTTGTAATTACTTTAACTTCAACGTTATTATACTTATCTACTGCTGTATCAAGAGTTTTAGTACGTGCTGCTATATCTGCTAAGTCTTCATCTTTACCATCTCTAGCACCTAAAATCCAATATATTGTATCTTCTGGGTTATCTTTAGCATAACTATAAACTGCTCCGATTGGGGGTTTAGTTGCTGCTTGTATTTCTACCTTCATAGGTAGATAGTTTTGATAGATTTCCCAAGTTATAATTGATTCAGCTTGTTCAATACCATCTCTAACACCACTACCTACTAGTACTATTAGTTTATCTATTTCTGGGTATTGTTTTAATGCTTCTTCTATAACTGAAAAGTGTCCTGATGTAGGTGGTTTAAAACCACCAGCATATAAAGCTATTACTTCATTTTTATCCTCATTAAGGATACCGTCTACTAAATGTTTTGTTAGTTGATTCATGAACGTAGAAAATTCTGTAATTTACTTTGAGCTTCATCTTTAGATACCGTGTAAGAAAGTATATCCTCTAAAAATTCATCATTTAACATAGCTTGAATTTCAGTATTTAATTCTGCTTTTTGTTTATCAGATTTTTCCTGTTGGGCTGGTGTTTTTGGTTTGGTGTTTTTAGGAGCAAATGGTTCTAGATATGTTTGAAGAATCCCTTCAATATCTTTTATTTTATTACCTTCTAACGTATTAGCTACTGCTGTAAAATTATTACCAAATAAATCAGCATATGGTTTTAGATTATCTGTTACGCCTTTCCAAGTACGTAACACAATAGCAGGTGCTAAACTTCTATCTTCACCACCTGATTTTTCAAATCTATCTTGGTTTTGTTTTAATGAACGTTCTAAATCAGTATAAACGTAAAGCATCAGTACACTATACCCTGCTTCCTCTAACTGCTCTTTAAGTAAAGCTGTTTGTTTATAAGAAGCTGCGGTACCATCTAATATAAATGATTCTCTACCTTCAATAGTAGCTTGTACTTCACCTTTAAATTCCTTGTTAGCTGCAGCCATTGATTTAGCTTGCTCACTCCTTTCTTCAGGAGTAGCATTCTTTAAATCTAGAGATACGTTAGCTTGTTTAAGTTTATCAACAAACGTGTTATCGATGTTCATTATTTTTAAACCACCTAAGTCTAAACCTTTTAAAATAGTTCCTTTACCAGCACCAGGAGCACCAGCTAATATAATAGCCTTAGGTTTTCCCTCTACTTCATTTAAAAGTCTTACTAATGATATCATAAATACGCGTTTACCATAAATATACGAAGGATTTTTCTAATCTCCAAGTACTCGGCGTGCAGATGTTCTGAACTTAGTAAAAGCAGGTTTATGGGTTGGGTTTTCTAGATTAAACAAAGTTTGGACTGTTTTAAATATTTCAAGATTTTCTTCTTGGGTACGTTTTGATTCATACATTTCCCATCCTTTACCTTGAATCTTACCTTCAGCAGCTTTATGCCTTTTTGACTTTAACCATAAAACCCCATAACGATCGGCTTTAATACCAAAACACTCTTCGTAACATTTAGCGTAAATAGCTGTTTGTAAGTCGTAAGTTGTCTGAAGGTTATTAGATGTTTTAAAATCAATAATCCAAAGTTCAGTTTTACCATCTATTTCAATTTCACACACCATATCACAGGTACCTGCTACTCTTAATTCATCTGAAAATAAATGTACTTCAGCTTCAATTAATTTAGGATTATACTCCTCCCAAAACTCAACAAAACGTAAGAACATTTGCCAAACTAGAGGTTCGTATTGTGGGTAACCTGCTGGGTTTAGGAAATTCATTGCTTTACCATTTAGGTAATCTTCAATCATCTCGTGTGTTTGGGTACCCTGTTCGGCTGCTTTACGAGCAATATGTTCCGAAGCATATCCTGTTTTTTTCAACCAATCTTCAAAGTATTTACCTTTTGGGTAAGTACCTAAAACATAGGTGATAGATGGATAATACTCCCCATTACGTTGATAGTAACGAGAATCAGGCATGGTAATTTGTTTAGCATCATCTGATACTTCCAAAATACGCTTGTAAGAACTCTTTAAAACAATTTTCTTACTCATACAAATTGTAATTTTTTAGCCATTAAATCATATTGACTTAATGGGGTTGTTTTCTGGATTAGGGTAGTAATAGCTTTGAATCCCATTTCTGATGGGTCTTTATCTTCTAAATTTACTAAGTATATTTCTTTACCTTCATCCATCAACTGTTCACAAAACTTAACGGCATCCTGTTGCGCGTCCTTATCTAAAGCTATGTATATTTTTTGCACCTGTGAGGTAACAATCTTTTTCATTAATTCTCTCTGGATATGTTTACCTAAAAGTGGTATAGCATTCCGTTTTATTGCTAAAGCATCAAACATACCCTCAACTAAAACTAGTGGAGAAGACCAATTTATAAACAATTCAAATGGAACTGTATCCTTACTCATTGGTGGGTTTTTATATTTGACAGGGCTGTGCTCATTGAAGTTACGAGCCACGAAGTAATTTAGCGTTCCCTCGTGGGAATACGACGGTATTATAATCATCTTATCATAGACACCGCCATCGCAATAACCAATATTGTAGCGCAGTATATCCGCTTTACTTACGTTACGACGTTTTAGATAAGCTAGTGCTTGTCTACCAGTCATATCGCCTTTAGATATGTCTACAAATGGTTTAAATTCTTTAGGTAATTTAACTGCCTCAGCTGGTTTGATATTGTCTCTATAATCTTTATAGGAGACATGCTTTTTGATTTCAGCAATCTTATCGTCAGGGGCTTTAGCTTGTTTGAGTAAGGTAACTAGATTTGTACCTTTTTTATTACATACCCAACAGTGCCAAGGATTTTTCTGTCCATCAGTAAAGTTAACCTCTAATTTTGGTTTAGAGTGGTGGCAAAACGGACAGTGGTAGGCTTGATTGCCTCTAGCTGTAGATTTACCTGCTCCTAAAACGGAGTTAACTATGTTTACTAATAAATGATTTACCATATAGGGGTGAATATACGACCCTATTTTTGGGACTCAAAGTCTTTTGTGTAGAACTTGCCGAGAATGTTATCGTTGAAGAAATCGTTTGGATTTTCTAGTACCTCGTAGATAAACTGTGCTTTTGTTTCCTCGTAAGTTAATAATTTCTTTGAGGTAGCCAAAGTTAAAATTTCACGTTTAAAGTTCTCTATTGGTTCGTTATCTAATAAGTTAGATAAAGTTTTATTTGAACCCCAATATGTTTGCCAATCGCTTTCTTTAACCACTTGTTTATATGATGGTTTTCTACCTTTAGTACCCTCATATAATGCTAAATCTTTTTTAGTTAGTTTAGCTTTACGTGTAAATTTAACGAATTTTTTTCCTATATAAGTTTTACCACTTGGAATATGGATTACTCTATATACAAAACCGAATGTTGATGGGGGAAATGACTCCAAAGAAATCATTTCTTCCCCTTTATATAACCAATTGTTCATATTATTCTAATTTATGAAGTTAATCCTGTGATGTTAACCGTTTCAATGTCGTTAGCCTGCATACTATTAAACACCATCCGTGTAGTAAGATCAGCAGGTGAGCTTTGATTCCTTATATTGTTTGCGAAAGAATCACTCGTACCTTCACCCATTAACCATACCTGAGTTGACCACG